GTATCTGCACCACGAGCCATTGTTGAATCGTATTCAATATTATCTACGACTCCTACTACTGCTGTTGGTGGTTCAATAGAATCTGGTACAAAACCAAATACTGTTAAGGAAGATATGTTACCTAGATTAGTTGCTATACCAGACCTTATTGAAGATAAACTTGCCATTATACTTTTTTCCTTCCCTTCTTAAATTGTCGTTCTATTTGTTTTCCTGCTACTGATAATAATACTTTGCGTTCTGGAGCGGAATCTCTGAAACCCATTTTTAAGAATGGAACTATTGGCGTACCTTTTTGTGCAATCGAATTAGCAACTAAATATGGATTCATACCATGTCTCTTTGACCAACCAGTAAGTGCTTTGACTGGTGGGAAGTGTGGTCTAGTTCTGTTAAATGGTTCAGACATTTTAAATTTTTTATTTGGATTTCCATGTACAAAAGATGCATGTGGAGCTGAAGCAAATATTTTTACTTTAGTTGGAATCCTTCCAGTATTTTTAACTCTTGTGTATTTAATACTTCTTCTAAGAGCACCAGTATCAACTGGAGCGTGCTCTTTTGACTTCTCTTTGATTATCTTGCCAGCACCATTCATATAGTTTCGAAGTGGTGTCATTAATAAGTTATTGGCTTTTAATCTCTTCTTTAGATTTTCAGCTCCAGTGATTTTAAATGTAATATCAGTTGAAGCCATTAGAGTTTATTCTTTATATAACCCTTTATGAGTTCTCTTGCATCTGGGTCAAACTTATTAAATAGTTCTATTTGTCCAGTTTGCTCATTGCCAAGAATATTAAATGGAGCATCTTTCCTTTTAAATAATCTTAGACCCTGTATTAATGTTGCTTGCTTAATTGGTTCTGGAATAAATGAATATCCAAACTTAGCGGTTACTTGCACATTATTTACAATCGAAGGGTCAAATCTCTCTGAGCTTCTAGTATCTAATATTCTTAATTGAGTGAATGGAGCTAAGTAAGTTGTGCCACCAGTAATTTTGATAATGTCTGGATTTACTGGTTCAACAATAAAATCAGTATTGATTGTGAGAGTAGTTTCAAAAGTACCATCATCATTATCATCTAATTTAACAATTAGACCAGTAGTAGTAGATATATCATCTACATCTAAAATAAATACATTATTGGGTGTATAAGTTTTTACTTGAACAGAAGAGTCTTGATAAAATCTTCTACCAGTTATTTTATCTATTTGTCTTGATGCACCATCAAGAGCATTGTCGATATTATCATCTTGTCCAGAGCCACTTAATCCAATATATGCTTTTAGTTCGGTCTTATCTGCATACTGGGTAGCCATTTAAACTACTTACCTTTATTCTCTTTTGGAGCTTGTGCTTTTTTAGCAATAATATTTAATGCTTTGTAGTCTGCATCTGACATCTCTTGACCTTTTTTTCCCATAAGTTTGCCTTTACGCCAACCTTTAGGAAGTCCGCCAGTTGTCTCCATGCATTCGCCTGCATCATTCATATAAATATCTTTTTTTAATTCCATTTTTACCTCTCTGACTAAAGAGCCACCATACGAATGATGGCTCATGATAGTCATAATCTAATCTCTTAGATGTTTGTAATGGTACAGAATGCAGTTGGTCTATAAACTGGGAATCCCAATCTGACTGTTGCCTTCATAACCATAATATCTTTTACAAAGTTCTCATCATGTGAATCAGACATAGCAACTTCCATACCTTGTCTTGCGACAATATGACATGCTTGTCCGCCACCAAATACTCCAACTATTGCAGTTCCAGCTGGTCTTGTTGTATCAAGAACTACTGGCAATCCCCAAAGGGTTGCTCCGACAGTTCCACCGAATTGTCCTGCACCAACGAATAGTGGATTCAATGAACCACTGGTTGTTACTGCATTGACTTCGGTTACAACTTGATACCAATCTGAAGGGTGCATAATTATTGCATCTGGGCTTAAGAAGCTATCCTTCTGAATTTCAGTGATTGCTTCATAAATTTGTCCAATTCTCTTTAGGTTTCCACCGAATGAGCTGAAATCAAAAGTATTGATTCCAGATACATTCAATAGACCTGTTAAGTTAGCACCAGAACCAGAGCCAGCAAGAAGCTGGTCGGTTACAGCAAGTTGAACCATTGTTTGTAATCTTGAATCAAGATAACCCTGTACTGCTGAAACATCAGCAAGTAGTTCCTCAGTAACTGGTAAGAAAGAACCAATTTTTCTAATGCTCTCTGTTTTTTCAGTAAATGCTAATGCATTTTCTCCAAGAGCTCCACCTTCAGCTGTTGCTGAAGAGTTGTTAGTGAATGTACTTTCTTCTAGGTACTTGTATTGAAACTGGTCAGTATTGATTGTATCAATTAAGTCCAAAACATTGTTTGGATTTCTGACTGCAGTTGGTACTACTAAGTCTGACCTAGTTACTGCTGGTGGGTATCCAGATTCTGTAAGAGTTGTTTTAAACTCATACTTTGGATTCCACTTTAACTCAGAAGAAATGTTTTTTTGTCCAGATTCCATATAACCTTTATATGCACTTGACTCAATTAATTGTTCTCCAACAGTTTTGTATGCTTCTTTAGCTTGTACTGCTTCAGTATGTATTGCCTTTGGCTCTACTGCTTTACCAGCTTCAAGCTCTGTCTCCATAGCTTTTCTCTCGGATTCAATTTGTGTGGCTTCTTTAACTTGTGTAACAAGTTCCGCCATTTTCTCATTTCTTTTAGCCCACTCTTCTTTTTTCTCAGAATCGAAATCTACTGCTTCAAATTCTTTGTACTCATTAAGAGTGTTCTCTCTGAGTTCGTGGAGTTGTTTCTTAAGCTCATCTAATTTTGGCATAAGTATTTCTCCTATATTTCTGGGTCATAGCTATCAGCTAAAACCCTATTTGTTTCTAATAACAATGTAGTTGCATCAACTGTATCTACTTCATCTTTGAGTTCTTCTGAAGCACCAACATCTAAATAAGTATTTAAATCTTGATATGCTTCTTGAAGAGCATCTTGTAGATTCATCAGAATACTTGTTGAATTATCTGACAATGTTTTTTCTTTTTTGAGTCTCAAAGCAGTTAGCTCTTTGAATCTCATAAGAAGAGCAGACAAATTATTAAGTAACTCATCTGACTCATCTGCTAATGTCAAACCAGAGCTATTCTCTGATTTTTCTTTAACACCTATTGTATATGTATTTTGATTTGCTCCTACTAGCACTGGGCTTACTTCCCAGACTTTTAATTCTTTTAAGTAACGAGCATCACTTGATTTACCATCTTTTTGAAATGAACCATTCTCTGAATCCAATACTTCATATCCAAAAGACCATTGCTGTAAATCTCCCATAGCTTTTACTGTTGCATAAGCATCTCTGCCTTCTTGGGTATCCATTATGAATTGACCTTTAAATGTAGCTTTGTCTCCATCAGATATTATCTCGCCACGACCTATTGGCTTTTTCCAATCGTGAGCCCAGACCATTGCTACACCATTTTCTCCATAACCAGATTTAATTGAGTTAGGAAGAACTACATCTCCATCAGAATCTATTTCATTGAATACAGAAAAAACTGCTTCAACCTTACCTTCTACTTCATTAACTGTTTTTAAGTCTATGGTCTTAGACTCAAATTTTTCTCTATCCATTTTTATATCCTCTTCTCATGATAAATCAATGTACACCTACAATTACATACTAAACCAGCTGGAGCACCATTGCTACTATCTGCTGGATAATTCAACTTATATCCAGAAATAACAAATGCTTCGTTCATTCCAACTTCAAGTCCATCTGCAAATAAATGACTATTTCTTACTTTACCATCTCTTTGGGTAAGCCACTCTTTAGTTAAAGATAATCCTGTACCCTTAGCCGATTCATTCATAGCAAAGTTTGATATAGCTGAACCTTCTGTTCTAGCAATATTCATAGCTCTACCTAGATTTTTTTTACCAATTACTTTTGAGATATCTTTCCTAATAAAGTTTTCTAACTCTCTACCAGTAAGACCAAGCTCAGAAGCATTATCAAAAGATTTTCTCAAAGCTCTGTTTAAGTTTGCTTTAGCAGTCTTAGACATGTCGGGTAAGAATGTATCTAATCTGTTTTGCACGAACTTAGCAGACTCTTTGTTAAACGATTGTCTGTTTATTGGTAATCTTGCTCCACCTCTTCTTCTTGGGAATAAACCTTCTTCAATAATTTCTTTGCGGGGTCTTCTTCTTCTAGCTCTGGTTATTCTCTCTTGCTCTGATGGTGTAAATACTGTATTGTTTTTTTCATCTGGTAGTAAAAATCCAGTCTGTAAGAATGCAAAGTCTAGAGCCATAGACTCATAGACTGGTATTAAATCTTCTTGCCAGTTCTTTGTTGTTTGCTCTATTGCATTATTAACAAGAACTTCTATTCCAACTATTGTTGGTGGATTCTCTGCTAATACTTTATTGATTGCTTTACGCTGTCCATCTAGCAGTCCATAGTATTGTCTTGCTAATTCAAAATCCCAATCTCCAATAAGTTTGTCATACTGGTCATAAACTGTATTCCTCGATTGTTTTGTTCTAAATCTATCTAATCTAACTTCCCACTCTGAGTCTCTTAGCATCTGCCTTCTCTTAATAAGTTCTGAAGCTGATTCAAAGTTCTTCTCATCTCTAATACGATTGACTTGTCTCTCTGCCCACTTTTGTGCTCGCATTCTATTTCTTTTATCTAAGTCTCCACCCCAAAGCAACCATGCAACTTGACCAGCTGTCATTCTCTCAGTCTCTCCTCGAAGATATTCATTAGCTCGTTCTGATACTAAATCTGATTCATGTCTTAAGAACCATGCGTTCATGCGGATTGCTTTATCTTCTGATATCTGACCATTAGCCATTGCTCTGGCTTCTCTCTTGGTTTTATCTCTAAGACCAGAACCAGCAAATTCTAAATTATCCAATCCTCTTCTAGCATTGTCTCTTATGAACTGTGGAACTGTGCCAACTTCTTTACCTTCGTATGATTTAGAACTTAGTGGGTGGTTGCTTGGAAGTAAATCTGTATCGAATGCACTTCTTGGAAACTTACCAGAACGAAGAGCTCTAAGAAAAGCATTTACTCTAGCATAAGCCCATTGGTCAGCTGAACGAACATTACCACGCACTGATGCTGGATTAGTTCTATAAGCTCCAATACCTCTTCTGAATACTGCTTCAAGCATTCTAAAGGTAGCTCTGTATTTTGGATTGTCTTCGTTGTGCTCTTCTACTTTGTCTCTAAGTACTCGCTCAACTCTTGCAGAAACTTGCTTACTCTCTTCATTAACGAAATTAGATATCTTCCGAAGTCTTCCAACTTCAATCTCAACATCTCTGTCAGTTTCCTCATGTTCTCCATTCTCTAATATTGCCCATACTCGAATCGTAGCAGTTTCATCTTCTCTGTTCAGTGATTTAATAATTCCATGAGCTATTGAATCTTCTTGTGGTGGTTTTGGTATTGACCAGCTTACTGCATCTCCAGCAGATAAATCCTCAATCCGAGCCATTGTAATCAGATAATCTTTGTTCGTACTCTTGATGAGTAGAGCATGGCATGTAAATTATATTTCCATCTTTATCATGTTGATGAGTTCCGCTACACCCAATCTCTTCTGCTCTCTCTTGAGCTTCTTCTATTGTTGTAAATTCATCTACACCTACCATTGCTTTAGGATTATTGCTGTAACTTGATATCTGTTCTAATCTAGCTTCAGCTAATTCTCTTGTAGGATAACAACCCATATTCCTACCAGACTCTTCAGCAATTACGCAGAATTGATTATCTACCTTCCTAATAACTTTATCTTCAAATCTTTTAAAACCCTTCTCTTGATTCTCTTCCATATCTTCTGTTACTACATCTGGAGTCTCTGGAACTTCTGGCTCTTCTAATTGAGCTGGCTCTGGTTGCTCCATGTTAGCTTGAGTTGGTATAACTGAGTTGCTTAATAGATACACATCTTGTGAATCATTCGTTGGAAGTCCTACTTGTTTTCTTGCTTCAGCAACTGTTATCCAACCACCCTGCACTCCTACATTTAACTTATCAAATAAATCTTTTTCATCTCCCTGCAAAGCTCTAACAGATGAGAAATCATATTCAGCTGATACAGCTTGATTAGAGTTATAGTCTGGAAGTAATACTTGTTGAGTTAATTCTTCTGCAACCATTCTCCATAAAGGTATTAGCTTCTGTTCAGTAAAGAACTCTCTAAGCTCAGAAGTATTATTGTAAGTAGCTCTCTCAAGCCCAGCTCCAAGTCCAGCTAAGATTGCTGGTACTCCAAGAACTGCTGATACTCTCTCTTCTGGAATCCTTCTAAGAGCTCCTATGTCTAAATCTTTTGGGGAGAATGCTAATCGTTCTACATTCATAGAACCAGATAGAATCAATGGCTTACCTTTATTTTTGCCACCAACCTTCTGTTGATATGTTCTGGATATCTGTTCTGCTTCTGTATCAGTAAGTCCATAATCATCTTTAGGTGTAATCAACATTGATGGCACACCAGAGTTAGCTAGTAAAGCTGTTGCCATCTGCCCAGCAGACTCATCTCCATAAATTTCTCTAAGAACTGTTTTAAGTGGAGAAAATCCTTTTTTATGGTTCTTTGGGTCTAGTCCAAGTCTGAAATGAACCATGTCGGTATTTTTTATTTCCATAGTTCCATTATCTAATTGATACTCATAGTGAGTAATTAATTCATTAGCTGTACCTTTAGGTATTACTTGTTCTGGCATTATTGGATAAAGAGCTACAAGTTCTCCAGCATTATTCTTTTGCTTCATTAAATATGCATCTCCAGATACATGCATTGCATTAATAATATATTGTTGAACTACATCTCCAGACATATAAGGATTCGGTCTTCTTAATAAATTAGCAAAAGGGTGGTTAGGTATTAATTGAGTTTGCCCATCTTCATCAACAAAATTTACTTGTAGTGTTGCTTCTGAGAATGATACACCTAGTACTTGGAGACATGCTGTAACAGCTGAGTTAGATTGTCCATTGCCCAATCCAGACATATCAAAGTCTCCAGCAGAAGAGTTGTATCCTAAGATATAGGAAGAGTTACCATAAACTAAATCGTTAGGGTCATCTCTAAAAAAATTAAAACCTGTTGTCCTTTTGTATCCAGTTCTATCATCTCTGAACCTTCTCTGTCCAAAAACTAAATCTCTGAAGCTCCTTCGTTCTGCCATCTTCTCCTCAATAAGCTGTTATTGTCTTCTTCTTTGCAACTTGCAATATTCCATAAGCAAGACTATCCACTTGGTCATCATGGTCTCCACTTGGGAATACTAACAGTTCTTTTTCCAAATCAGAATACCACAAAGCATCATTAGGGAAGAATACCATACCAGCTTCCATTTTTGCTGATAAAGGTAAAGCCCTACTTAACTTATCCTTATCTGCCTTTAACTTTACTATTGGAAGTGTAGTTTGTCTGCGAATGATTTGAATTAATGCTAACTGGAATCCTGCTGATTCTACTCCTATTGATACTGGATTCCACTTTTCATATACTTGCTCTAACAGCTTTACTATATCTGGAGCTTCTATTCTTTTACGAATCACATCAAGAACATAAACATTGTTTTGTTTATCCAGTCCGATTGTTGTTACAACTGTATAGTCAGCAGACTCCTTAGTACTTGTAGCTAAATCAACTGTCGTATATATCTTTAAATCTTCTAATCGAACAGCTCCATCTTGTGTTTGGATATAAACAAAATCTTGATAGTTACCTTCTTCATTGAACTCACTAAGTGTCTCTCTAGTGTAATACTTGAACCATTCTGATTTTATTAAGCCACCAGACTGTTCAACGAACTGAGCTTCATACTCTTGACTAAATAAGAACGAACCTATCTCTCTCTTAGCTATTGAAAGTTCTTCTCTATCAATCATTGGATTGTCATAACTTGAGAACTGCCATCTCTCCCAATCTGGATTGTTCTCTGCTTCATCATAAAGTCTTTTAAACCAGTTCTGTATTCCTTTTGGTGTTGAGATAAATAAGCAACCACCTTTACGCTCAGTAAGAGTTGGTCTTAGTACTTCCTTCCAAGTCTGCTCTTTAATGAATGCACACTCATCTAATACAATGAAATCTAAACCAGCACCACGAAGTCTATCTGGATTATCTGCTGTTCTTACTGTTACGAATCCACCAGACTTTGTATATACAGTCTTCTCTGATTCTTTAACTTCCATGCCATACTTACCAGCTAAGTCTCTTACAGTCTTCCAACCTTCTAATGCCATTGCATAAGTTGGAGCAACCCACCAAGCATTCTTACCTTCCATAGCTTTAGCTAAACAAAGTAATGTACCTAATCTTGTCTTCCCAAATCTACGACCAGCAACTAAGATTCTAAATCTTGCTTTTGATTTAGCTACTTCAAGTTGAGCTGGGTGTAGCTTAGGTAGTTTGTATTTAGTCTTATAGACTTTAAAAATCGTATCCATCACGAAGCCATCTTAGTAAATCATTAAATATTTCTTCTACTTGCTCTGGTTCTAACTTAGATATGAAATAAATATTTGGAGCTGGCATTGGAATAATGTATTCCACTGTATCTGCAAACAAATCTTCATCTACTTGATAATCAGAGAAGTTATCTATAACAATATCTACAAACTTCTGATTGATTTCTTCTTCATTCATAATTTACAAGAATCTCCACAATCATCTTGAAATTCATTGGAGCTATCAACAAACACTGGGTTGTCTGTAAATAAGTTGTCTGGAATTACAAATTCATCTTCATTCATGATTCTCAAGTGTATCATCTTTCATTTTTTCCTGCTCATCTTCGGGCATATCGGGCATATCTGGTTCATCAGTGAGCTCTGGAGTTTGAAAATCTTTATATAATTCGCCATCTGAGAACTCCATCTCGACTATTTCTACATCTTCTCTTTGTATCTGTAATTTACTTGTCTCTCCAAACTGCGTAGGGTATTTTCTCTCAAGTATCCACTGTAAAGCTCTAGGATTTCTGTCTTCTTCTCCTATTTCTTTTATCTTGCGAAGGGTCTCTACTTTAAACTTTGATTCTCTCTCTTGTATCTTT